AAAACAAAAAGAATGATTGACAGTCACCTGCTTTCAGAAGAACTTAACGACCTTTAATTCAACCCAAATAATAAAAATGGATTACATCGACACATATAAAAAACAATACCGCAAGGCTTTTGATAGAGAATTCAGCGAGCCAGAAGACAAAAAGATATCAGAGGAGTTTGTAGCTAAAGCTCGCAAAGACATCCAATGGGGTAAGGACAATGGTCTTATCCAAGAGATGTGTATGGAGGACTACATAAAAACTCAGACTAGATTCAAGGGAACTGTTACGGATAAAATTCGCAAAACAGTTATTGATTCAAGTGGATTGATCCCAGAACAGCTATTAGCTGACTACTATGGACTTTCTGTATGCACCATCTCCAAGATTAAAAAAGCTCACAAGGAATCCTTAGCTAGCTAGTCATGGAAGATATCCATGCTCCAGAGGCAGAATCCTCTGTAATAGCCAGTTGCTTAACTGTGGAAAACGCAGATGTCTTTGACGAGATATCTAGGACAATCACTAAGGGTGATTTTTATGACTATAAGAATTCTATAATTTTTGACTGCATTGGTCGTATTATAAATTCTGGTCAAGAACCCAACGAAGTTACTCTGACCGAGGAACTCCGAAAGATAAACGAACTGGATAACGTAGGAGGTCTTCCTCATATCTTTGAGATAATGAGAAGCCCCTGCACTTCCATGACTGGGTTAACTGCATCCAAAATTGTTCGCGATAAGAGTCGTGCTAGACAATTGGACAGGATGTATAAACTCAAGCTGGAGAACTTGAACGAGGGTCTGGACTTAGCTGACATAACTTCCAGCACGGAATCCGAACTCCGCAAGATAATGGCTGACAGTGGTGAGTCTAACACCTTGGAGATTGCATCCAAGGAACTCAAGGAAAGGCTTCATAGCATTCTAGACGGGACTTATGTAGCTAACAAAATACCCACGGGCATCGGTCACTTGGACGATAAGCTAGACGAGGGGGGTATCGGTAGGGGCGAGGTCTGTGTGATCGCGGCTCCAACTTCCTGCGGAAAATCCCAGTTAGCTCTGAATCTTGTTCTCCGTGCTAGTATCGTTGACAACATCCCTAGTTTGATTTTTAGCTTTGAGATGCCAGCCAACCAGCTAGCTAAGAGAATAACTCAGACTGCTTCCGCAGTTAATCTTAAACGCTACTCGGAGGGCGTAGCTACTCCCTCCCAAATAAAAGCCGTGGACGAGGCTATAGATAAAGTCGGCAAGGCTCCTATATATACTGAGCATTATGTCAGAGGTATTGATGACCTTCGATCCAAGGCTCGCATGATGAAACGCAAGCACGACATCAAGGTTGTTGTTGTTGATTATCTTCAGCTTGTTCCGTTTGACTCCAAGCTCAGTAAGCACGAGGGTATATCTCAAGCCTCGCACGGCATCAAACAAATGGCTATGGAGTTGGATGTAACCGTCATACTTCTAGCTCAGATCAACAGAACGGGAGCCATGCGTGAGACTGGACTTGTCTTGTATGACCTAAAGGATTCTGGGGATATTGAGAATGATGCGGACATTGTGCTTCTCATGTATCCCAAGGGTGGGGATGTCGATACCTGTAGGGTAACGGGAAGCGACGGATCATCATACCTACAGATGGATTACAACGTAGCTAAAAATCGCGAAGGAGAGCGTGACCTAAAGGGTCATTTCAAATTCTTAAATCACATTGGAAGATTCCAGTAACATTAACACAAACTAATAAAATAATATGTCACACAAAACCTCAGCACCATTATTCAAACCAGACACCGAACAGGTTCTCGTAAGGGGACTAAATGCAATGACTAAGGCGTGCGATGCACTGTCAAAGCAAAACGAAACTCTCAATCATGATATTGAGAAGATGAAAAACAAGATAGCTAGATTGCAGGAAAAGATTCTAGTTAATCAAGACACCAAGGAGTGACTTGACAAAACCCGCAAATTTTAAACAATTTGTGTTATAATTCTAATCTATGCCTAGGAACTACAGAAAAGAATACGACAATTACCAGAGCAAACCAGAGCAAAGGAAACGTAATGACGCACGAAAAAAATCAAGACGCAAGATGGTTAAAGCCGTTGGTAAGTCAAAACTTCGTGGCAAGGACGTTGATCACAAGGATCGAAACCCTCGAAATACCTCTAGTAAAAACCTTCGTATTCAAACAAAAAAGAAAAATCGTTCTAGGAATAAATAATTTATTGGTAAGCCAGCTAAGTAATTTCTGGCAGGTGGGTGCGTGTCGCTTTCCCCCCTTATTGATTCCAGTAAAACAAATAGTCTCTCCACCTTTTAACGAGGGTGGGGAGCTTTATTTTTAATACTATGGACTGGACTAAGGGCAAAGATTGGACAAAGGATGGCTCTTGGGACAGGGGTCAACAGACCGAACACGGAAGATTTTTGCGAGTGTTGTCTTTGATAGATAGCAATCCAAAGCCCTCCACTAGAGAAGAGCAGTTTGATCACATTGACTGGCACACCTCCATAGGGACAGTGGATGTTAAGGCTAGGAAAAAAATGTCCAGAAGCGGTAAGCTACAGGATGAATATATGTGGGTTGAATTCAGAAACACCTGCGGAAGAGACGGGTGGTTGTTTGGCAAGCAGGACTGGGTGGCATTTGAAATGCAGGACGGATTTAATTTCGTAAAAACCAAGGATTTGCTAAAGCTAGCTAATGAGCTTTGTGACACAAAAACATTTGTAAGCACTGCGAGGGACGCACTCTATAAGGCATACCAGCGGAAGCACACGGATGATGTTATATCCATGATAAAGTTTTCGGACTTGAATAGGATTCCGCATCTCTTTATTAAGGACGCGGACATTGATCCCGTGGACTCCAACTGCTTTATCTGAGCTTAATCCCTGAGCCTAGATAATTTTTCTTCGACCTCTACGCCCTTGCCCCCTTGCCAGTAGTAAATTTTTCCGACCAGCGGGAAGTATTTGGAACTACGCATCTCGGAGATGGTATTTAAATCCCCAATATCCTTGGTTATGTCATTGACGATACCAAATTGTGGGGGAGCTATGAAACTTATAAGAGCGTCTCCTACCCCCTGATTTCTAGCTACAACGGCAGTATACTTGGTTACACCGAACATTCTGAGTAGTGTATTCCACATGAAATCCTCCTCGTCTATCTCTCGGTTGAATAGGATTGCCTTGAGAACATCCGCGGAACCATTAGCTAGAGCCGAAAAGGCAAGTATCCTCATCATGTTTACGGAAGCACCCGCTATTCTCTTGGGGTCTTTATTGACGATGCCCTCAGTTAGCTCGACGTAAGTTTTTTCCCGCAGGAAATTAAACTGCTTAATAGTGTAGGATTTTAAGCTGTATAGGATACGCAGATTTGGGTTCGCGGCATAATTCTCTGGCATCTCTGTCAGGGATATGGGAGCTACGTCAGCTAGCTCATTATATAAAGCCTCCACAACTAAGTCGCTTTTCACTCCGTTCTTGAGGTCTGCAATTGTTTTGTAAGCGTCGTCCCCCTGAGTTCTCTTCAGCCTAGCTAGAGTCTTCTTATACTTGTTGGTATTCTGACCAGCCTTAGCTCCCCTCGTCATAACTTTGTATGCGGCATTGATGTTTGTGTTCTTAGCTAGCCTGTCCATTGCTGTCAATCCAGTAAGCCTGAATACTGTCCGCACACTGTTCGCAAACATACCTGCACCCTGCTCGTTTTCGATGGATACCATGTCCTTAGCTAGACCCAAGTCCTCAATCGTAAATTCTTTCCTGCCCATTACGGACTCAATCGTTGGAATCAATCCGTTCTGAACCATTGTGAAGTAGAAATCGCCTAGCTGAGTAAGAGCAGACCCTGGATTTCCCATGGTAGCTAGGTAGCCAGCGTTCTTTACACCCTTTACAAATCCATACTGACGACCGTGTTGACCGAATCTAGCGGCAACTGCTCCCTGAATGACCTCTATCTGGTCTTGGCGTAGTCGTCCCTGTTTAGCTAGACCATCCATTACTTCGCCCAGCCTGCCAGAAACCGCCTCTGCTCCCTGAGTTTTTCCAGATGCCGCATCCCCAATTAACTTCTTGGTCTCTATGGCGTTAACCATTTTTTCAAGGTAGCTATCAAGAGCTAGCTCTGGTGAGGCGTAGTAACCCAACTGGTCGAGTCCAATAAGGGAGATGCGTCGTTCTTTAATATTGCTGGGATCGTTTACTCCTCCGCGATATAGCTTTGACCTAGCTAGCTTTTCATACATCATCTGGCGTTCTGTTCCCGAAAGCGTTTGACCAGTCATGTTTTCATACCTGCGTATCTCCTGATCAACAATGCCAGTGGGCATACCAAAGGACTTCTTTAGACCCTCTAAGTCCTGCACGAGCCTAGGGAAGTAGTTGTCAATGAAGTTGGAGTCCAGTCCCAGCGTTTGATACTCTTCCTTAATTGTATTTAGAATGGTTCTAACTTGCCTGTAGTTGTCTACCATTCCGTATTGCTGGAGTATAGCCATGCCCTCGTCGGACAATCCTCGAATCATTTCTTCCTCTGTAGCTATCTGTTCCGCACTGCGGTCGAATCGACCCGTGCTTTTCTGATACCGTATATCTTCTTCGCTTGAGCTATACGCTCCAGTGTTTCCAGTAGCGGACTTTATTCCAGAAGCACCATTCCAAACGGCAACTGTAGTTAGATTATATCTATCATCTAAGTTGGGGTCTCTGGCTGAATCTATTTCGGATAAAATTACTCCATCATATTTCCCTCTCTTCAGGGCATCACTAACGAACTCAAGTTCATAGTTACCATAGAATCCACTTTCTAGTGCGGTTCTGCCCTGTCTAATTACGGATTGAACCATTTCTAGTTCAATACTAGCCTCACTGCCAGATGTAAAATCATTGTTCTCCTCTCTGAAGTCAATTAAATCATCCCTATAGTTTTCTAGGGATCGCATTAGATAATCTATGTCTTCTTCGTTTCTTGGATCAAATATTTTCTTAGCATTTAGATACGCGGGCATTACATTTATTCCACCCAAGTCTACGAAGTCCACTCCTTCCATCCCCATCCGCTTGCGTTCGTATTCCTGTCTAGCAATAAGTCTATCGGGAAGTAGGGAATCCTGTGGATCATGTGGACGAGAAAAGTATTCAGCCGCGAGTTCAGCTACTTCTGAATCAGAAAGCTCGGCAAAATCATCTTCTACCTTTTCTACCGTTTTTTCCAAATCGACCCTAATGGGTTTACGCATAGCCATTTCCGAAGACAGTTCAGGGTCTGTGCTAAAGAACACCCAGTCTTTTAGATTTGGGTTACTACCCTTGAACTCAGTAATGTCCTCCTTTGTGCCATGATAAAGAACCATTGCCTCGCCATCCTCATGCTTTAGCACTCCATCCCCAAACCACTTTCTAAATGCTTGAGTTCCACGAACCTTTTGGTTCTTTCGGATTCTCTTAGCACCCCTCGCCATTTGTTCTGCGGTAGCTGGCTTTTTATTTCTTTCTATGGCATCCGCTACTTGCTTTGGGGTGGGTGTTCTAAATTGTTTACCTTTAAAGGTTTTTGCTCCAGTGGCTCCCCCAGTTAGCTTTGCGACATTTAAACCATATCCCCTAGCTGTGGATTTTGCTGTTTCCATGTCTGGTATTGCAATTCCCTTCTTCGTAACCTTCCCTATCTTACTTGCGGTTCCCTTGTCTCCCTCCTTTCCGTAAAGATATTCTTCGTATGATTTTTCTTTTAGCTCATTGAGAAAATTCGTTTCTATTATATCTTCTAAATTAACCTTGATGTCTGGGGTTCCCAGAAATTCACCAGCTATACCATACTCATAGGTATTGTGTATTCCCGTTGTTTTTTCGGCAGTATAATTTCCGTTGGGTTTAAATGCCGCGTATATATCACGCAAGCCGAATTCATTGTGCGTTAGGTGTGCATCAACGAGATCAGCGTTACTGGGCATGAGTTCCTCTAAAATTTTTCTAACGGAGTTTGAATTTGTTGAATCCAATCGACTCTTTATGCTCTCCATAAAGATTCTTTTTAATTTTCCGTTTGAGTTATTTATAACCGTATCGGGGTCGGCATACTCATTGAGAAATTTGTTTGCCATTGCTATATCTTGGCTCTGAGCATCTTCTTTAGCTAGGATGGTCTTTGCAAATTTTTCTACACTTCCGTATTTTGATATAATATTATCGTAGAATATTGTAGCTGGAACCTTGTTGAAGTAATGCATTGTTTCTGGGTCTCCAGAAAAAATCATAACAACATCGGACTTACTTGCGGCTTTAACCGCACCAGCTTGAGTGCTTGACCACACATAATCCTTGGCTTTGCCTTTTTTGTTTTTAGCAAAACCCAAACCAGCATCCAAAAAGTATTTCTTTCCGCTTACTGGACTCTTGTAATTACCAATGCCCATTTGGTCAGCACCCCAAAAAGTTACAGTTAAATTGTTGGTAACAATATCGTCCAGTAGTGCCAGCATATCAAAGGAATCACTGCTATCTACGTTAGAATTCTTTCTGGGCTTTAGATCAAAGTCCACCCTAGGAGCCTGAGTTAAATCCTTTATCTGTATCTTAGAACCCCTTATGGGTGCTGATATCGGACCCCCTATGCCATCCTTGGTGTCCCTGCTAACCCCTTCGGTAAGAGCCTCTGTTTCCCCAGAAAAACGGGCAAAGGCATTCAACTGTTCAATAACCTCGGCATCCGTTTCCGCTTGCTTAAATGCACCCTGCATTCCCAGTGCTTGCATTACTTGGTTAATCCACACCTTGACGCGAGTCCTAGTGTTGATGTCCAGTGTCTG